ACAACATCACAATATAATCCGGTTATTGACACAAACATCAGTTTCTATGAATCAGATAGAGGAACTGGTGTTTTAAATTTTGCAGTAACTAAGAATAACAGACCGTTATCTATAAGTTCTGAACATGTTAAAACATCTATCGTGTTAAAAACCGATGATTATAACGTAGATAGAGGCGCTTATATTACAGACGAATTAACGATAGTAGACGCAATTAATGGGCGTTTGCAGTATGTGATACCGAATGAATTTTTAAAACATTCAGGCAAGGTGCATGCTCAGGCATTCTTTACACAAAACGGGAGTAATAATGTTGTTGTTGAACGTCAATTTAGCTTCAATATTGAAAATGATTTAGTTAGTGGGTTTGATGGTATAACAAAGCTTGTTTATATCAAATCTATTCAAGATACTATCGAAGCTGTCGGTAAAGACTTTAACCAATTAAAGCAAAATATGGCTGATACACAAACGTTAATAGCAAAAGTGAATGATAGTGCGACAAAAGGCATTCAACAAATCGAAATCAAGCAAAACGAAGCTATACAAGCTATTACTGCGACGCAAACTAGTGCAACACAAGCTGTTACAGCTGAAGTCGATAAAATAGTTGAAAAAGAGCAAGCGATTTTTGAACGTGTTAACGAAGTTGAACAACAAATCAATGGCGCTGACCTTGTTAAAGGTAATTCAACAACAAATTGGCAAAAGTCTAAACTTACAGATGATTACGGTAAAGCAATTGAATCGTATGAGCAGTCCATAGATAGCGTTTTAAGCGCAGTTAACACATCTAGGATTATTCATATTACTAATGCAACAGATGCGCCAGAAAAGACGGATATAGGCACGTTAGAGAAGCCTGGACAAGATGGTGTTGATGACGGTTCTTCGTTCGATGAATCAACTTATACATCAAGCAAATCTGGTGTGTTAGTTGTTTATGTTGTTGATAATAATACTGCTCGTGCAACATGGTACCCAGACGATTCAAACGATGAGTACACAAAATACAAAATCTACGGCACATGGTACCCGTTTTATAAAAAGAATGATGGAAACTTAACTAAGCAATTTGTTGAAGAAACGTCTAACAACGCTTTAAATCAAGCTAAGCAGTATGTAGATGATAAATTCGGAACAACGAGCTGGCAACAACATAAGATGACAGAGGCGAATGGTCAATCAATTCAAGTTAACTTAAATAATGCGCAAGGCGATTTGGGATATTTAACTGCTGGTAATTACTATGCAACAAGAGTGCCGGATTTACCAGGTAGCGTTGAAAGTTATGAGGGTTATTTATCGGTATTCGTTAAAGATGATACAAACAAGCTATTTAACTTCACACCTTATAACTCTAAAAAGATTTACACACGATCAATCACAAACGGCAGACTTGAGCAACAGTGGACAGTTCCTAATGAACATAAATCAACGGTATTGTTCGACGGTGGCGCAAATGGTGTAGGTACAACAATCAATCTAACTGAACCGTACACAAACTATTCTATTTTGTTGGTAAGTGGAACTTATCCAGGTGGCGTTATTGAGGGATTCGGACTAACCGCATTACCTAACGCGATTCAATTGAGTAAAGCGAATGTAGTTGACTCAGACGGCAACGGTGGCGGTATTTATGAGTGCTTACTATCCAAAACAAGTAGCACTACTTTAAGAATAGATAACGATGTGTACTTTGATTTAGGTAAAACATCAGGTTCTGGAGCGAATGCCAACAAAGTTACTATAACTAAAATTATGGGGTGGAAATAATGAAAATCACAGTAAACGATAAAAACGAAGTTATCGGATTCGTTAATACTGGAGGTTTACGCAATAGTTTAGATGTAGATGATAACAATGTGCCTATTAAATTTAAAGAAGAGTTCGAACCTAGAAAGTTTGTTTTCACTAACGGCGAAATTAAATACAATAGCAATTTCGAAAAAGAAGACGTACCGAATGCATCAAACCAACAAAGTGCGTCAGATTTAAGTGATGAGGAACTTCGCGGAATGGTTGCGAGTATGCAAATGCAGGTGGCACAAGTAAACGTATTAACAATGGAATTAGCTCAACAAAACGCTATGTTAACACAACAGTTGACTGAACTGAAAACTAACAAAACAAGTACTGAGGGGGACGTTTAAATAATGAAGATGATTTATCCAACTTTTAAAGACATTAAAACTTTTTATGTTTGGGGTTACTATAAAAACGAGCAAATTAAGTGGTACGTAGACAAGGGTTTAATCGATAAAGAAGAATACGCTTTAATCACTGGAGAAAAATATCCAGAAACAAAAGATGAAAAGTCACAGGTGTAATGCTTGTGGCTTTTTAATTTGAATAAAGTGGGTGGCATAATGTTTGGATTTACCAAACGACATGAACAAGATTGGCGTTTAACGCGATTAGAAGAAAATGATAAGACTATGTTTGAAAAATTCGACAGAATAGAAGATAGTCTTAGAGCGCAAGAAAAGATTTATGACAAATTAGATAGAAATTTTGAAGAATTAAAGCGCGACAAGGTAGAAGATGAAAAGAATAAAGAAAAGAATGCCAAGAATATTAGAGACATAAAAATGTGGATTCTAGGTTTGATAGGGACTATCTTCAGTACGATTGTCATAGCTTTACTAAGAACTATTTTTGGTATTTAAAGGAGGTGATTACCATGCTTAAAGGGATTTTAGGATATAGCTTCTGGGCGTGCTTCTGGTTTGGTAAATGTAAATAACAGTTAAGAGTCAGTGCTTCGGCACTGGCTTTTTATTTTGATTGAAATGAGGTGCATACATGGGATTACCTAACCCAAAGACTAGAAAGCCTACAGCTAGTGAAGTGGTGGAGTGGGCAAAGTCGAATATTGGTAAGAGGATTAATATAGATAATTATCGGGGCAGTCAATGTTGGGATACACCTAACTTTATTTTTAAAAGATATTGGGGTTTTGTAACATGGGGCAATGCTAAGGATATGGCTAATTACAGATATCCTAAGGGTTTCCGATTCTATCGTTATTCATCTGGATTTGTACCGGAACCCGGAGACATAGCAGTTTGGCACCCTGGCAACGGAATAGGTTCGGACGGACACACCGCAATAGTAGTAGGACCATCTAATAAAAGTTATTTTTATAGCGTTGACCAAAACTGGGTTAATTCTAATAGTTGGACAGGTTCTCCAGGAAGATTAGTAAGACACCCTTATGTAAGTGTTACAGGCTTTGTTAGGCCTCCATACTCAAAAGATACTAGCAAACCTAGTAGTACTGATACAAGTTCAGCATCAAAAGCCAATGACTCAACAATTACTGGTGAAGCGAAGAAACCGCAATTTAAAGAAGTTAAAACAATAAAATACACTGCTTACAGCAATGTTTTAGATAAAGAAGAGCATTTCATTGATCATATAGTTGTAATGGGTGATGAACGCTCAGATATTCAAGGATTATATATAAAAGAATCAATGCATATGCGTTCTGTAGACGAACTGTATACGCAAAGAAATAAGTTTATAAGCGATTATGAAATACCGCATTTATATGTCGATAGAGAGGCTACATGGCTTGCTAGACCAACCAATTTTGATGACCCGCGTCACCCTAATTGGCTAGTTATTGAAGTATGTGGTGGTCAAACAGATAGTAAGCGTCAATTCTTAATGAACCAAATACAAGCTTTAATACGGGGTGTATGGTTGTTGTCAGGAACAGATAAAGAATTATCTGAAACGACGTTAAAGGTAGACCCTAATATTTGGCGTAGTATGAAAGATTTAATTAATTACGACTTGATTAAGCAAGGTATACCGGATGACGCAAAGTATGAGCAAGTTAAAAAGAAAATGCTTGAGACGTATATTAAACGAGATATATTGACACGAGAAAATATTAAAGAAGTAACGACAAAAACGACAATACGAATTAGTGATAAAACATCGGTCGACAGTGCATCCAGAAGAGGACCCACTGCATCAGACGAAAAACCAAGCATCGTTACTGAAAAAAGTCCGTTCACGTTCCAGCAAGCACTGGATAGACAAATGTCTAGGGGTAACCCGAAAAAATCTCATACATGGGGCTGGGCTAATGCAACACGAGCACAAACGAGCTCGGCAATGAATGTTAAGCGAATATGGGAAAGTAACACGCAATGCTACCAAATGCTTAATTTAGGAAAGTATCAAGGCATTTCAGTTAGTGCGCTTAACAAAATACTTAAAGGAAAAGGAACGCTCGACGGACAAGGCAAAGCATTCGCGGAAGCTTGTAAGAAAAACAACATTAACGAAATTTATTTGATCGCGCACGCTTTCTTAGAAAGTGGATACGGAACAAGTAACTTCGCTAGTGGTAGATACGGTGCATATAATTACTTCGGTATTGGTGCATTCGACAACGACCCTGATTATGCAATGAAATTTGCTAAAAATAAAGGTTGGACAACTCCAGCAAAAGCAATCATGGGCGGTGCTAGCTTCGTAAGAAAGGATTACATCAATAAAGGTCAAAACACATTGTACAGAATCAGATGGAATCCTAAGAATCCAGCTACGCACCAATACGCTACTGCTATAGAGTGGTGCCAACATCAAGCTAGTACAATCGCTAAGCTATATAAAAAAATCGGCTTAAAAGGTATCTATTTTATAAGAGATAAATATAAATAAAGAGGTGTGTAAATGTACAAAATAAAAGATGTTGAAACGAGAATAAAAAATGATGGTGTTGACTTAGGTGACATTGGCTGTCGATTTTACACTGAAGATGAAAATACAGCATCTATAAGAATAGGTATCAATGACAAACAAGGTCGTATCGATCTAAAAGCACATGGCTTAACACCTAGATTACATTTGTTTATGGAAGATGGCTCTATATTCAAAAATGAGCCCCTGATTATCGACGATGTTGTAAAAGGGTTCCTTACCTACAAGATACCTAAAAAGGTTATCAAACACGCTGGTTATGTACGTTGTAAGCTGTTTTTAGAGAAAGAAGAAGAAAAAATACATGTTGCGAACTTTTCTTTCAATATCGTTGATAGTGGTATTGAATCTGCTGTAGCAAAAGAAATCGATGTTAAATTGGTAGATAATGCTATTACGAGAATTTTAAAAGATAACGCGACAGATTTATTGAGCAAAGACTTTAAAGAGAAAATAGATAAAGATGTCATTTCTTACATCGAAAAGAATGAAAGTAGATTTAAAGGTGCGAAAGGTGATAAAGGCGAACCGGGACAACCTGGTGCAAAAGGTGAAGCAGGTAAAAAAGGAGAACAAGGCGCACCCGGTAAAAACGGTACTGTAGTATCAATCAATCCTGACACTAAAATGTGGCAAATTGATGGTAAAGATACAGATATCAAAGCAGAACCTGAGTTATTGGACAAAATCAATATCGCAAATGTTGAAGGGTTAGAAGATAAATTGCAAGAAGTTAAAAAAATCAAAGATACAACTCTCAACGACTCTAAAACGTATACGGATTCAAAAATTGCTGAACTAGTTGATAGCGCGCCTGAATCTATGAATACATTAAGAGAATTAGCAGAAGCAATACAAAACAACTCTATTTCAGAAAGTGTATTGCAACAGATTGGCTCAAAAGTTAGTACAGAAGATTTTGAGGAATTCAAACAAACACTAAATGATTTATATGCTCCAAAAAATCATAATCATGATGAGCGGTATGTTTTGTCATCTCAAGCTTTTACTAAACAACAAGCGGATAATTTATATCAACTAAAAAGCGCATCTCAACCGACGGTTAAAATTTGGACAGGAACAGAAAATGAATATAACTATATATATCAAAAAGACCCTAATACACTTTACTTAATTAAGGGGTGATTTTTATGGAAGGTAATTTTAAAAATGTAAAGAAGTTTATTTACGAAGGCGAAGAATATACAAAAGTATATGCTGGAAATATCCAAGTATGGAAAAAGCCTTCATCTTTTGTAATAAAACCCTTACCTAAAAATAAATATCCGGATAGCATAGAAGATTCAACAGCAAAATGGACAATAAATGGAGTTGAACCTAATAAAAGTTATCAGGTGACAATAGAAAATGTACGTAGCGGTATAATGAGGATTTCGCAAACTAATTTAGGGTCAAGTGAATTAGGAATATCAGGAGTCAATAGCGGAGTTGCAAGTAAAAATATCAACTTTAGTAATCCTTCAGGGACGTTGTATGTCACTATAAGTGATGTTTATTCAGGATCTCCGACATTGACCATTGAATAATTTTAAACGACTAATTTTTTAGTCGTTTTTTATTTTGGATAAAAGGAGCAAACAAATGGATATCGGTACAATCGTAAGAACAATTTTATTAATAGTCGCATGGATCAATCAGTTTTTAGCAATCAAACATATTTCTCCAATCCCAGTTGACGAAGTGTTTATAAGCACAGTCGTTACTGGGATTGTTTCAATTTGGACGTGGTGGAAGAATAACAACTTTACTCACGCATCTAAGAAAGGGCAACAAAAAATTTATGAAGTAAAAGCTGGCATTCAGTCAACTGGTGGCGCACCTAAAGTGAACGGAGATGATAACAATGCCGTCGGTTAGAACATACAGTCAAGCTATTAGCTACCTTAAAAGCCTAGAGGGTAAGGCGTGGAATCCAGACAATGCATTTGGATGTCAATGCTTCGATACTGCCAACCAATATTGGCTTTACTTATTTAATCATAGGTTGAAAGGTGTGGGCGCTGCGGACATTCCTACATGGAATGATTTCACTAACGAAGCAACCGTTTACGAAAATACTGTGTCGTTTCAAGCATTGCCGGGCGACGTCGTTATTTTTAACCGTAATTATGGCGGTGGTTATGGTCATGTAGGTATTGTAATAAGCGCTACGTTAGATTCTATAACTATTTTAGAGCAGAACTGGCTAGGCGGTGCTTACTGGAGCCCACCAGAAGTTACTACAAGACGCACACACGGCTATGATTTTCCTATGTGGTTCATTCGTCCATTCTATGCAAAAGAAACGACTGCTAATAAGCTAAGAAGCGCAGTAACACCAGTTAAACAAGATAAGTTATCAAAAGGCAAAAAAATCATGCTTGTAGCTGGTCATGGTATTGGCGCATACTCTAACGACCCAGGTGCCGTTGCGAATGGAGAAAACGAAAGAGATTTTAACCGTAAAAATATTATCCCTAGAGTGAAAAAGTATCTTGAGTCAGTAGGTAACACAGTATTGTTATACGGTGGCAACTCGATGAATCAAGATTTATATCAAGATACATTGTACGGTCAACGTGTTGGAAACTATAAAGATTATGGCATGTACTGGATTAAAAGCGAAGTCAAACCGGATGCAATCATAGAGTTTCATTTAGATTCTGCTAGCCCACAAGCAAGTGGCGGGCATGTAATCATTAGCGATCGTTTCCCAGCTGATGACATTGACAAGGCATTAAGTAGTGCATTAGATAAAACAGTGGGTAAAATAAGAGGTGTGACACCTAGAGGGGATTTATTGAACGCTAACGTGTCTGCTGATCTTAATCTTAATTATCGTTTAATCGAATTAGGTTTTATCACATCTACGAAAGATTTAAACTACATTAAAAACAATTTAGACAGCTTCACGAAGCGGATTGCTGAAGCCATTAACGGCAGACAAATTGATGCGCCAAGTAGTAAGCCAAGCGCTGACAAAATAACATGGAATTGGAAAGGCGTATTTTATCCTAATCCAGAAAAAGCTATAAGAGTCAGAAAAACAGCTGGATTAACCGGCACAGTCGTTGAAGAAGATTCATGGCTATACACAAAAGATGATTGGGTAAAATTCGACCAAGTCATTAAAAAAGATGGCTACTGGTGGATTAGATTCAAATATCAACGTGAGGGCTCTAGTACTAACAATTTCTATTGTGCAGTGTGTAGAATTACTGATAAGGAACAAAAGATTAAAAATGAAAAATATTGGGGCACGATTGAGTGGGCTTAATAGGTTGTACCTATAAAAAGAAAAGAGGTAGGTTATTTTCTTCCTACCTCTAAAAATGATTATCTTTCTATTGTTATATGAGTTATATCTTTAGGACTAATCAGTCTATTTTTTACATTAGAATCTTGATCTCCTACCTTGCCATATACTTTTTCATCAGAAGGATCTTTACTATGGATAGTTACTTTATCACCGACTTTAACAATATGCTTTTCTTTTAATTTATCTACTAATTTTTTCCATGCATCATTTGCCTCTATTGTGTTTCCGTTTGGATTAACTCTTGTAATATCGACACGGTTAACGCTATCAGGACTAACGGTGCTGTTATTAGTATTACTAAGATTATCTAAGTTCGCAGTCCCAGAAATTTCGCTCTCTCCACCGTTTTTTAATTTATATTTTACTTTAATCGTTTCTTTGTCTGTTTTATCAATGATATTTGCGTCTTTTAAAGCGTCTCTTACATTTTTCCACAATTCGCTATCTGTTATTTCAGAAGCTTTTGCAACGTTATTAATACCATTATAATTTGAAGAAGAATGAAAACCTGAACCTACTGTTGTTAAAACTAAAGCACTTGCTATCAATGTTTTTGTTAATAGTTTTTTATTCATTTTATTTTCTCCTATAACTTATTTGCAATCGATTACAAAGTAATTTTAGAATTATTATTTATGTAAATCAATTAAATAATTATTAACAAATCCATAAAATTTTATCATTGAAATATAATAATTTTGAGCTAGAAATATTCGTCATTTATGCTATAATCGTTTTAGACACAGCAATGTGTTCAAATTTTCATCTATTCGTAAGTTAGCCTTCGGGCTGACTTTTTATTTCCATTATTCACATGTTAATCTTGTTGTTGTTTAGGCAGGTACTTCGGTACTTGCCTATTTTTTTATGCAAATTTTAAAAAACACTTGAATAATAAACGTTTGTTTAGTATAATTATATTTGTAGGTTAGTTGATGACTTACAAATTATGTGTAAGGAGGTGAAAAGCCTCATGCTAGACATAATAAAAACACTTCTAGAACATCAAGTATTGGCAGTACTGATAATTCCAGAAGTGTTAAAACAACTTAGAGAATGGCATCTCGGCTACTTAGACCGAAAGCCAAACAACAAAGATTAACATTATGCTTGGAGCCTGATGGCTCCTCCTTACACTTATATAATATAATATTATTTGGAGGTTTTCAATTATGACAGAACAAATGTATTTAATATTGTTTTTATTAAGCCTACCATTGTTATTATTTATCGGGAGAAAAACACATTTTTATTGTTTAGATAAAAAGAATGGACGTAGATAATATGAGTGATTATAAATTAAAAATAATTGAATTGATCAAAAGTGATATAACAGGTTACCAAATTCACAAACAAACTGGCGTAGCGCAATATGTAATTTCACAATTAAGGCAAGGAAAGCGCGAAGTAGATAACTTAACTTTAAATACAACTGAAAAACTATACAGTTACGCACGACAAGTGTTATAATATAAAAGCGAAATGGTCATTCTTGAAATGACTCGGTCGCTACTGGCACAGACCGTTTAAAGTGTCACCACAACATGAACTGAGAATTCATATGACGTTGCTGACGAGCGACAAAGCTCTGTGTTCCTGGATGGGAGTAAGTTTGTGTGGTGGTGCATAACAAGTCGCTGAAATATTTGCGACATAATAAAACATATTATCGGTTTTATTATGTGCTGCAGGCAAACCTTAACCACCCATACTAGTTACTGGGTGGTTGTTTATATATAACGCAAGTTAACCAAAACTAACTCTATCTAATAAAAAGTATGAAAAATTTATTCATATCTATCTAATAAAAAGTATGAAAAATTTATTCATATCTATCTAATAAAAAGTATGAAAAATTTATTCATATCTATTTAATAAAAAGTATGAAAAATTTACTCATATCTATTGCGTATAAAGTTAAAAGATATTATAGTTAACTATGAAGAAAGTCAACTCTCTATTCCGTTCTTTCTTCCTAACTTGCATTCTTTCGTAGTTAGTTCGTCAAGTAACTATTAATTTAGTTATATACAATCAGGAGTGAATTGTATAGCCCGGCAGAGGCCATATATCTGACTGTTGGTCCCGCAGGAGACTTCTTCCTTGCCATCACTCATATACATAATCCCTACTTACATTAATGTTTGTAGGGATATTTTTTAAGGGGTGTACTAGGTGGGGAACACAACGTATTTAAAAATAAATAGTGAAAACGATGTTGATTTACAAGACATCTTGAATGATTTTATTAATTGCTTTTGCAAAGGTTATGTGGAAATTAAAACGAAATATAAATTGCTTCCCATCTTTAAAATAAATTTTCATAAAAATAATTTACCCCACTTATTAGGTTTGCATTACACACATAAAAAAGTGAGCGCTAAAAAGATCATTGGAAGAATAGCTGAAGGGAAAATTACACACGAATCTATAAAAAAACATTATGAATATAGTAACATTAAAGATAGGCTTATCAATTATAATTTTTTGCATAAATGCTTTATTGATAAAGAAATCAGGCTATGCGTTATAGTTCCAAAAAATTCAATTAATCCACAAAAGATTGATGTAGCTTTTATAGATGACAAGAACAGCCAAGTTATGATACTCGGGTTAAGGAAGTCTAACAATAATGATTTTTATAGTCCGGCGACTATGTACGTTCTGGGTAAAAACAGTTCATATCGAAGAATGAGAAGAACACATGTTATTAGCATAGAATGGAAAAATTAATAAATTCGCCTATCGGTGAATCAGTATAGATCGCATCTTAAATGGTGTGTTTATTTTACTCCCCCTACAACCAACAAAACCACACCACCTATTAATTTAGGAGTGTGGTTATTTTAATATATGAAGCTAAAATAACTACAAATGATACCATTTTTGATACCAAAAAATAATAACCTCAAAATTTCGAGAGAAATAACTTCATTTTAAATCGCATTAAATCAACGTTTCTATAAAAATAAGTCCTTAAAAATTAGTTTTTTCAATCGAAATGGAAGGTAGTATTGGATAGCTTTAAACCGCGTTGTTAAGCCATTCTTGACTTCCGAAAATGGCTATTGATACCATTTTGATACTGAATATAACAAAAAGCCACATTACTGTGGCTTTTTTTGTTTTATAACTAAATCGGATTGATAGATAAGCTTTGTACTTATTTATATCAGTCCGATTTTTTGATTGGTGTAAAAAATAATCATTGATGGTGGATAAAGCGACAACACAAATACAACATGATTGTGGCATTAGAGTGCTGGTCTTTATTAAATTAATTGAAAGCTACATCAAATATTCTTTAGATAATTCGATATTAGTTCGATTAAGATTCGTTGTATAAGTGAGTTAAAATAAGAAAACTATTAATAATATTAAGTTCACTACAGATGTTGCTAATGGACCATAAGTTTTAAAGACATCTTCACTTTTATAACCAACAATCGCATCTAAAAATTGAACTAAGATCATTGCAATGGATATAGTTATCAAAAATATAGCACTATGAATGACTAAAGAAAAAATAGCTAATAAAAATAAAGGTAAGCTTCGACTAAGTGCATAATATGCATTTATATTATGGCTAGATGCACATGCTTGAATTGAATAACCTAAACTTACACTGGCACTAATGATTGTAAATATTGCTAAAACAAAATACATGTTAATCCATCTTTCTATATTTGGATATAAACAAGTACTTGTCTAAAGTTATTTAAAAGATAATTAGAATAAATTTATGAGAAACTAGTTGTTATCATTATAATGGTTTCAAATGATTATAACTATGTCATAAACTGAATTTGTTGAAATTTTTCATTATGTAAATTTATTAATAACAAACAGCTCGAACTATAGCATCATTTTACTAATGAATGCATTAAAGTAACTATGATTAAAAATGCATATTAATTATCATTATTAAGTCTATTATATATAATGAATTTTAACTGGTTTATTAAACGAGAACGTCGGGAATTAAGTAACTACAATAAAAATAAGATATGACAATAAGGAGACTACACGCGTGATCATTGCCATAATTATATTGATATTTATTTCGTTTTTCTTTTCAGGAAGCGAGACGGCATTAACGGCTGCCAATAAAACAAAATTTAAAACTGAAGCTGACAAAGGTGATAAAAAAGCAAAAGGCATTGTAAAGTTACTTGAAAAACCAAGTGAGTTTATTACAACGATTCTAATTGGGAATAATGTCGCGAATATTTTATTACCAACACTTGTTACAATTATGGCTTTACGTTGGGGGATTAGCGTTGGTATTGCATCAGCTGTTTTAACAGTTGTTATCATATTGATTTCCGAAGTGATTCCCAAGTCTGTCGCTGCAACATTTCCAGATAAAATAACAAGGCTTGTATATCCAATTATTAATATTTGTGTAATTGTGTTCCGTCCTATCACATTACTTTTAAATAAGTTGACGGACAGTATTAATCGAAGTTTATCTAAGGGCCAACCTCAAGAACATCAATTTTCAAAAGAAGAATTTAAAACAATGTTAGCAATTGCTGGACATGAAGGTGCTTTAAATGAAATTGAGACGAGTAGGTTGGAAGGTGTCATTAATTTTGAAAATTTAAAAGTAAAAGATGTAGATACAACACCTAGAATTAATGTGACGGCATTTGCTTCAAATGCGACATACGAAGAAGTTTATGAAACGGTTATGAATAAGCCATACACTAGATATCCAGTGTACGAGGGAGATATTGATAACATTATTGGAGTGTTTCATTCTAAATATCTGTTGGCTTGGAGTAATAAAAAAGAAAATCAAATTACAAACTATTCAGCTAAGCCATTATTTGTGAATGAACACAATAAAGCTGAATGGGTATTACGTAAGATGACTATTTCTAGAAAACATTTAGCAATTGTGTTGGACGAATTTGGTGGTACCGAAGCGATAGTGTCACATGAAGACTTAATTGAAGAATTATTAGGTATGGAAATTGAAGATGAGATGGATAAAAAGGAAAAAGAAAAACTTTCTCAACAGCAAATTCAATTTCAACAACGGAAAAATCGCAACGTATCTATATAA